GCAGGGCTGGAGAGAGTCGCGGCCGTAGGGATAGCCCGTGTACTCCATGCTCCGCACTACGGGATGGTCGGGTACGAAGCTTCTCATGGGCGTTCCTCCTCCCCCTTCTCCGGGCTGGGCGCGCCGAGGCGGCACAGGCGGAGGGCAAGGTTGGTCTTGGTTATGTAGCGGCCCTCAAAGGGGAAGTTGCTGTTTACCCCTTTGCGGGAGAGGCCCGTCAGCTCTACTATGTCGCCGCGGGTCAGGAGCTCGATGCCGGGGAAACGGCGGTTCAGGACTTCCATGTGCGCCTCGTAGATGGGATCATGTGTTTGTACGGTCATTTTAGCTCTCCTTTCTTCCGGTGGGGTAACTGTGGTTCCTACACCGTCCGGGATAGGAAATTTTAATTTGAATTACCCCTAGAAGTAATTTTCGAGCTTAGTATATATTGTTAATCGTAATTTGTCAAGAGATATTTTACGTTTCGGGGTAGTTTTGCTTGCCTTGGGGGGAGCTGCGTGGTATACTGCTTGTATAATAAGCTTTGGAGGGGCCGCTATGGATTTTCTGGAGAAGCTGGATGACCTTATGTCCAGGGAAAAGCTGAACAAGAGTACGCTGTCCAAGGCCAGCGGCATTCCGTATACCACTATTGACGGGTGGTACAAGAAGGGTTATGAGGGACTCAAAATATCTACTCTCAAGAGGCTGTCTGAGTGCTTTGGGACGTCTCTGGATTACTGGTTCGGGGACGGCGAAGGGGTGGCTATGGAGCTGCTGGGGGCCGAGAGGGAGTTTATGGTCAAGTACCGGCTGCTGGACGGGCATGGGCGGCGGATGGTGGATTTCGCGCTGGACGAGGAATACGCCAGGGCCGTGGAAGAACGGCAGGCACGGGCCGCTTCGGCCGGGGAGGACAGGAGGACAAGAGTTATCAGGCTGTTCCGTACCCCGGCGGCGGCGGGAGTGGGCGAGCCTATTCAGGACGAGGATTTCGATGAGATCGTGGTGCCCGCGGACAAGAAGGGGGATTTCGCCGTCAGGATACAGGGGGACAGTATGGAGCCCTATATCAGGGACGGGGGGATCGTCTATGTGGACGCGGACGGACGGTTCAATATGCAGAACGGGGATGTGGGGGTGTTCTTCTTCAATGGGGATACCTACTGCAAACAGTTTAACAGGGATAAGCTGGGGAACGTTATACTGTTCTCTGTTAACCGCGAAAGGGCTGACAGGGATGTGTTTGTGATGCAGCAGCCGGGGCTGGAATGCTTTGGCAAGGTTATTATGGACGTTAAGCCGCCGATGCCTAGATAATGCAATATATAATAATTCAAACCCGAAGCCGGTTGAGGCTTCGGGTTTGTTTTTGTCCTTTTGTACCTTGTTTTTCCTTGCTTTGACCTTTGGCAGTTTGTGGGGTTGACATTACCCTTAATCGTGATAAAATTGGAGCATGAAAACGATTGAGGGGAGAATGCGGAGGCTTGAATAAGAAATTTGAATATTCGGCGGATGAGGTTCTGGAGCTGTTTGAGGGGTATCTGGAGGATTGCAGGAATGGCGGGAGAAGGGCTACCTGGGAAGGGTTTGCCGGGGAGCTGGAGCTGCCGTCCGAGGTGCTTACGGAGAAGCTGGGCAGCGGAGGGAAGATGGGCAAGGCGCTGAGTATGGTCAGGGACGCGCTCACTGACGAGCTGCTGCAGAGGTCGGATTCTATGGCTATATTTACCCTTAAGCAGGCTAAGTACGGGGGGTACAACGACAAGCAGTCCGGCGACGGGGCCGGGGGAATTAAGGTCGAGGTCTCGCTTAAGGGCGTCAGGGGGGCGTTTGACTGATCATGAGCAGGCTGAAAACCAATATGGGCGGAGGTAAGACGGTCAAGCTCGATTTGGGGTCGGCCAATCCCAAGCAGGCTCTGTTTTACCAGTCGAGGACGCTTTATACTGCTTACGGCGGGGCCAGAGGCGGGGGTAAGACCCATGCGCTGAGAGTCAAGGCCGTGGGCGGGGCGATAAGGTGGCCGGGGATAAGGATACTTATTATCAGGAGGACTTATCCGGAATTGCAGAGCAACCATATCGAGCCGATCTGCCGGATGGTGCCTAACTCGCTGGCCGCTTATAACGGGTCGCTCAGGCAGATGAATTTTATCAACGGGTCTATTATCAGGTTCGGGCATTACAACGGGGCCGGGTCGGAAATGGAATATCAGGGTCAGGAATATGACTGGATATTTATGGACGAGGCTACGCAGTTTACTGAGAACGAGTTCAGGATACTGGGCGGGTGCCTGCGCGGGGTGAACGATATTCCCAAGCGGTTCTATTTGACCTGTAACCCGGGGGGCGTGGGTCACCGGTGGGTTAAAAGGCTGTTTATTGACAGGAGGTTCAGGACTGATCCGGATAATCCGGAAAACAGTGAGAATCCGGAGGATTACAGCTTTATTTTTGCATCGGTGGAGGACAATGAGGTCCTGATGGAGAGGTCGCCGGCTTATGTGCAGATGCTTTCCAATCTGCCGGAGAGGCTGAGGGCGGCGCACAGGTACGGGGACTGGAACGCGCTGTCGGGAGTTTATTTTGACGAGTTCTCCGTCAGGCGGCATGTGGTGGAGGGGTTCGTTATTCCTCCTAACTGGCGGAGGTACAGGGCCTTTGACTACGGGCTGGATATGCTGGCATGCTTCTGGGCCGCTGTGGATGAAGCGGGCCGGTGCTATGTTTACAGGGAGCTTTGTATGCCGGGGCTCATTGTGAGGGAAGCTGCAAGGAGGATACTGGAGTGTACACTGCCGGGGGAGTTTATTGAGGCTACCTTTGCGCCGCCGGATATGTGGTCCGCTTTGAAGGAGTCCGGGAAGACGATAGCGGAGACTTTTGCGCTGTCGGGGGTGCCGCTGGTGAAGGTTTCCAATAACAGGGTGCAGGGGCATTTGCAGATAAAGGAAATGCTGGCTGATATGGCTGATGGGAGGCCGGGGCTGGTGTTCTTTAAGAACTGTAAGAGGGTTATTGAGGATTTGCAGGTGATCCAGGCGGATGAAGAAAATCCTAACGACTGCGCTAAAGAGCCCCATGATGTTACGCATACGGTGGACGCTCTGAGGTATTTCTGTATCTCAAGGGTTCTGCCGGGGCGGAAGATAGAGGAGGTTGTCGATGATGACGAGGTTGGGGTTGAGAGCTATGAGGAATTTATGTGCGGGGGAGAGATCCCTAATGGGTATATTGCTTGAGAGAAGGAGGCTGAAGGTATGTTTTTAAGCAGGGGGAAGCTGGAGGAATTGGTGAGCTGCCTCAGGGGAATGGAGGACGAGATAGGGGTGCTCCGCAGGGAGATCGAGGACGAGGCGGCTATAAGGCGGCTGGAACGGGGGGCGGTGGACAGGAAGATCGCCGCGCTGGAGAAGAAGGCATCGGTGCTGGATGAATTCGTGGAGATGGACGAGGAGGACAGAAGGGCTGAGAAGAGCTTTCTTCAGGGCTTGCAGAATATTATGAATTTCAAGGGGTGACGAGGATGGATTATTGGGAGAAGATTAATTCTCCTACGCCTGATGTCGTGGTCAGGGAGTGGGAGAAGGGGGTGGATTTTAACTCCAAGATCAAGCTGCTGGAGACTGTGGAGGCCAATGAGAATTTCTTTATTGGTAAACAGTGGGAGGGGGTTCAGGCTAATGGGCTGCCTACGCCGGTGTTTAACTTTCTGAAGAGGGTGGTTTTGTTCCAGGTGGCTTCGGTGCTGTCGGACAATATCAAGATGCAGGCGGCTCCACTGGCGGTCGCGCCGAAACAGAGGATGGTGGAGCAGATCGCTGAGGTCGTGTCGGGGGAGTTTGACTCGCTGTTTGAACACAATAAGATCGGGTCGCTGCTCAGGGAGTATATGAGAAACGCGGCTGTGGATGGGGACGGGTGCTTGTATACTTACTGGGACCCGGAGGTGCGGACCGGGAGAGCCGTGCCGGGGGCTATTGTGACTGAGGTCATTGATAATACCAGGGTCTATTTTGGAAATCCCCATGAGAGGCGGGTGCAGAGACAGCCATGGATCATTATTGAGACGCGGGAGCAGGTGCACAGCGTTAAGAACAGGGCGGAGGAAAACGGGGAGAGTGTCGGCGGGATAAAGCCTGACGCGGACAGAAGGTCCGGGCCGGCGGCGCTGACTGACGACAGGGTTACAGTTCTGCTCAAGCTTTGGAAGGACAAGGACGGGACGGTCTGGGGCTATGAGTGCTGCAGGGACGCGGTTATTAAGGGGCCCTGGTCGCTGGGGATAAAGCTTTATCCTTTGACATGGCTCAACTGGGACTATGTGCCGGAGTGTTATCACGGGATGGCTATGATCACGGGGCTTATTCCTAACCAGATCTTTGTAAATAAAACCTTTGCTATGGTGCAGATGTCGCTTATGCAGAGCGCGTTCCCTAAGACCGTTTATGACAAGACCAGGATCGCCAAGTGGACTAATCAGGTGGGGGCCGCTATTGGGATAAACGGCGGGGACGTTACGGGAGTCGCAAAAATTATTGAGCCCGCGCAGATATCGCCGCAGGTGTCGCAGTTTATTGACAGTACAGTTGACTATACCCAGACATTTCTGGGGGCTACCTCGGCGGCGATGGGAGATACCAAGCCTGACAATACCTCCGCTATTATCGCTTTGCAGAGGGCCTCGGCGGTGCCCAGTGAGATCACAAGGCAGAATTTGTACCAGTCTATTGAGGACCTGGGGGCCATTTATATGGAGTTTATGGCGGAGTATTACGGGATCAGGTCTGTTAAAGCTCCCGAGCCCGATCTGTCGGGTCTGCCTATTGATCCGGCTTTGGTGGAGGCGGAGAGTATTGAGTTTGATTTCGCTTTGCTGAAGGAGTATCCAATGAGCCTTAAGCTGGATGTGGGGGCTTCATCATACTGGTCGGAGATCGCCTCTATGCAGAGCCTGGACAATCTGCTTATTAATGGGAAGATTGGGCTTGAGGACTATCTGGAGCGGGTGCCCGGGGGGTACATACCTAAGAAGCAGGAGCTTATTGAGAAACTCAAACGGGCGTCGGTTTCGACGGAAGGCGGTTTCGCGGATGGAAGCAGTCCGGCGGGGTCAGCAGCGGGCGGCGGCCTGCCGGCGGAGATGACGGCGGGGACTGAGGCCCTGGCAAGGAAAGCTACGGAAACAATTGATTGAGGAGGGTTGAGCTATGGATGAAGAATTTGCTGAGAGCAGTGAGCAGTGGGAGAACGTGGACGCGAGCGAGGCGTCGGATACGGATGATGAGGACATGGCTTTGGAGGCCGCGGAGGCCGGTGCGGGGGATGTGACGGAGAGCGGCAATGGGGAAGGCGGCTCTGAAGCGGCGGCCGACGGGGAGCATGATCCCGGGTTTGCGGAGTTTGTTGTCAAGTATCCCAGGGTGGACCCCAGGGAGATACCCGGGCAGGTCTGGGAAGCCGTAAGGGGCGGGAAAACGCTGTCGGAGGCCTGGGCCAAGTGGGTGAGCGACGGGGAGCTGGCGCAGCTCCGGGCGGAGAACCGCAGGCTTGCCAGGGAATTGGAAAATGAAAGGAGGACTTCGGAGAACAGGAGGAAGTCGGCGGGGAGCCGCAGAGGGCCTCGGGGGGCCACGCAAGATGAAATTGACAGGATTTGGGAGGAAGAATAGCAATTTCGCCAAAGTGTGGGCACTTTGGCGAGAGGACGGGGCAGGCATCATTAATTTAATCTATTTTACAGGAGGATGAAGAGAGAATGGCAATTAATCTTACTACACAGTTTTCCGACAAGGTGGCCGAGAGACTTAAGCACAAGAGCTACACCGAGGGTGTGGCTAATCATGACTACGAATTTACCGGGGTCAAAACGCTGAAGGTCTACTCTGTGGATACAGCGCCTATGAACGACTATGAGCGCAGCGGCTCCAGCCGCTACGGAAGGCCGGAGGAATTGGGGGACACCGTTCAGGAGCTGACTATGACACAGGACAAGTCCTTTACCTTCACTATTGACAAGGGCAACGCCGGGGAGCAGCTCAATATCAAGTCCGCCGCCCGGGCTATCAGAAGGCAGACGGATGAAAAAATCACACCCATGCTGGACAAGTACCGTTTTGACGTTTGGACGCGCAACGCGGGGACTATAGTGGGCATGAGCGAGGAAATTACGGCGGATAACATTATACATAAAATAATGGACGCCACCGAGGTGCTCAATGATCTTGCGGCTCCTGACAACAGGGTGCTGTTTATTCCCGGCTGCTACTACAAGCTCATAAAGCAGAATCCGGACTTTATCTCCGTGGACAAGCTGGGGGAGCAGGCCCTGGCCAAGGGACATGTTGGATATGTGGACGGTATGAAGGTCGTAGAGGTGCCCAGGGGGTATCTGCCTAAGGACGTCTACTTCTTTGTGGCCTGCAAGAAGGCGCTGCTGGCTCCTGTGAAATTGCAGGAGTACAAGGTGCACAGGGATCCTCCGGGGATTTCCGGCGATTTGGCCGAGGGACGTGTTATTCATGACGCGTTTGTGCTGGGAGCTTCGGCTCCGGCGCTGTATGTGGCGGTGGCCGCAGATAAGGTCGTGGACGTGCCTGCGGCGGCGGTCAGCGGGAACAGTGTTACGCTGAGCTGTGATACCGAGGGGGCGGAGATGAAGTATACCACAGATGGGAGTGATCCCAGGTATTCTGATTCCGCTAAGTCCTATGCCGGGGCTGTGACGCTGGCTGAGGGCGAGGTTTTCAGGGCCTTTGCACAGAAGGAGGGTATGTTCAACTCCGGTGTTTGCGAGGCGGAGGCTGAAATTTAGGGCTTAGTTGGAAGTTTGAAAACTAGATATAAGTTGACATAACGTGGTGCCGGCGATAGAATAAAACCGTGACGGACAAGCTTGTCCGTCACGGGGGCACTGCATACATACGGCAGGCGGGAGGCCCGTTTTCTCTGGAACGCTTTTCGTGAAGGGGGAGGGCCGATGCGTATTACTCTGCATATCAAGAGTACACGGTAACTATTATCGTGAAGCGCAAAAACCGCCACCCGGCACGGTGACGGTTTCTCAGTAACCATTGCCATATAGCCTTGGGCTAACCGCTTGTCGCAGTGCCTTTCTATGTATGATGATATCACAGGACTTCGTTTTGTCAATGAGAAACGAAGTCCTGTTTTTGCTTTTAAGGGGGAGTTTCAAATGGCTTTTGTCAGCGAGGTCTTTGACGCGTCTATGGCGCTGATGGACGAGCTGTCGGCCTCGGGGGAGGCGCGGACGGCGGATACGGAGGAGTATAAGCACAGGACGCCGGATATTTTGAATCTGCTGACGGCGGAATACTGCGGGCTTACCGGAGAGAGATTTTCCGCGGTGGAGGA